TACCAAGTCGCGCTGTGGCGCAAGCAAGGCGCTAAGGGCGAGTTCTTGGCCGGCAACGTGCAGGTCAAGCAGCAGCCATCGCCGAACAGCGCGGACTACTACGCTGGCAAGCCGAAGGCAGAATCGCACAATAACCTAAACATCCAAGACAATGGCAGCGACCTCCCATTCTGACCTCGGCTTAAAGCTAAGCCTGCAAATCGACGGCAAGCGCATCAGCATCGAAAGTGACGACAGCGAACTAACTGCTACTGAACTGGTGGAGTTGTTTTACGACCTTGCGATGGCTGCAACCTACATCGACAACAACATCATTGACGCGATGCGAAAGGTTGCAGATGAACACGACCTGCGAGGTCGCAATATGACTTAATGTTGTATATTTGTACCAGAGTCAGAGAGCGGAGTCGAAGCCAATCAATGACGTAAGCAAAGCCGCTACCTTGGCCTGCCCCGACTGCCTACGACCAGTCGGGGCTTTTTTTCTACATACCTCAACACAAATCCCTTTCATGTCAATCAAAGTATCCATTTTCGATTCACACCGCAATACAACGCCGATAAATTCGGGCGACCTCAATACCGTACTGGCCAACATAAAAGACGGACGCTGGCAGGATCACATCCTCGCATATCGAACCGGGAAGACAGGAAAAGACAAATTGCCTGCCTTCACGACAAGCGGAGAGTTTAAGGCGCGCAAATCCGATCAACTCATACAACATAGCGGCTTTATCTGCATGGACATCGACGAACAGGACAACCCAAACATTGAAGTGGGCGCTGCTAAGCTGCGACACGATCCATTGCTATACGCCATGTTCCGATCCGCTGGAGGGAAAGGCTACTGCGCCATCTTCCCGATCGATCCAAATAGACACCTTGACGCCTACCTTGGTCTTGAAAAGCGTATCGCCGACAGGTATGAGCTGATAGTAGACCGCGCGTGCAAAGACGTGACGCGCCTGCGCTACGTTAGTTATGACCCTGACCTATACATCGCAGAGAAAAAGCCAGCACGCTTCAAAGATTATCTGCCGAAGACGTCCGCGCCTATGCGCGCGCAGTACGTCGGCAACGAATCAGATAGCGACTACATGATCGCGCAAATAGTGAGCCGGAACATCAATCTATGCGAAGGCTATCAGGACTGGTATCGCGTCGGCTGCGCGTTGATAAGCAAGTACAAAGACGATCCGAAAGGACTGGATCACTTTCACACACTCTCGCAGATGAGCGCCAAGTACAACGCGCAAAAGTGCGACGCCAAATACGCAGAATTGCAAAGGTCATCAAGGCGCGAGATAACGTATGCAACACTCGTTTACATGGCGCGCGCCGCTGGCGTAGAAACGCAGACCGAGCAGACAAAGCGAATTGAACGCATGTCGCTTATTAACCGCGCACGCGTTGGCGTCGCTGGTGGATTCAGGTCTACCGACGACGCACGAAAGGAAACCATAAGCTACCTCACCGAAGTAGACGGCCTTGAAGATGTAGAAGAACGCGTCACGCAGGCTTTTGCACTGGAAGAAAAAGACATTGAAAAGCCAAGCGCGGATGAGATGCTCGACGCGCTTAAAACATTTATCGGAGGCATCAACATCCGCATGAATGAAATAACACGCAACTACGAGAAAGCAGGAGATCCAGTGACCGATAGAGAGCTGAACACAATCTACCTGCAAGCCGTTCACGCCTACGGATCAAAGGTAAAAAAGCAACTGGTCTTTGATATTATCGACAGTGAAAATACATCGCGCTACAACCCATTTGCAGAGTTCTTCGCTAAACACGCCTCACGTCAACCGAGAGGCAATTTCATCCAGTTGGTGGACTGTATACACGCCAAAGGTCACGATCCATTCTACGTCGCTAATTTCCTCAAAAAATGGCTACATGGCGTAATTGCATCTATGCACTACGACTACTCGGTGATCTGCCTCGTATTGACAGGTGCGCAAGGTATCGGCAAGACGAATTTTTTCCGGCACCTACTACCCGATGAGCTACGCGGATATTATGGCGAGTCAAAACTCGATGCAGGAAAGGATGATGAGATCCTGATGTGTAAAAAGATAATACTCTGCGACGACGAATTTGGAGGCAAAAGCAAACAGGAGGCCAAAAAGCTGAAAGAACTTTCCAGCCGGCAGACGTTCACGATCCGAAAGCCATACGGCAAAGTCCACGAAGAACTGCGGCGCATAGCAGTTTTGTGCGGCACCTCAAACGAGGCCGAAATCATAAACGATCCGACAGGGAATCGACGCATCGTGCCGATTGACGTGGTCAGCATTGATTGGGATAGCTACGAAGCCATCGACAAAGTAGACCTGTGGATAGAGCTGTACAATGAATGGAAGACGAACCCGAAGGCATGGTATTTGGATCAGCAAGACACGGCATACCTCAACAACAACACGATGGACAACGAGCAACCCAGCTTGGAGCGCGAGTTGATCGTCAAATACTTTAAGCCGCCAAGTACAAACGTGCAAAAGTGGATGACCACCAGCGAGATAAAAGTTTACATCGACATGAATTCACGGCAGTCGTTGAGCCTCCACAAGCTTGGCCAGCAGTTGAAAGCACTCGGTTACATTCAGCAAAGTCGAAGGGAGGAGGCAGGCAAGTGCCCAATCAAAAAATGGCAAATATGCCCCAGCGACTTGGAAACGTACATTCCTCCAATTTTGTAGTAAGATGTAGTTACTACAAACGCACTTTTGAAACCCTATATGTGCGTGAATATTATTCATATCGTCATCATATAATACATACTCTTTTTATTAAAAAAGTCTTACTACACTTACTACAAACTCAAAAAATGCCCTCCACGCTATTGCAAAGGCCGTTTTTTTGTAGTAACTTTTCACGCAAAAAACCTACTACAAACCGACTACAAGTGACTACACTCCGACCATATCAGCAAAAGGCCATTGAGCAACTGCGCGTTGCCATTGGGGAAGGCAACAGGCGCGTGATCCTCTGCGCGCCAACAGGTGCCGGCAAGACCGTCATGTTTAGCGCTATGGTGCAATCTGCGCTAAGCAAAGGAAAGAAGGTGCTGATCGTTACTGACCGCGTCGAACTGCTGACGCAAACCGACGGCGCACTGACACGCTTCGACGTTTCACCTGTCGCCATCAGGCAGGGCAACGCAAAGCTGCAGCCTTCAACATGCTACATTGCGATGATAGAATCATTGAATCGCAGGATGGGAAAGGCAGAATACGAAAAGATGATGCAGGACATCGACCTCGTAATCATCGACGAGGCGCACAAAGGCAGCTTTGACAAACTCTTTGCCTACATACCGGATAAAGCAACGGTCATAGGTGCGACAGCAACGCCGCATCGCGAAGGCAACCAAAAGGCGCTCAAGGAATTCTACACGAAAATCGTCGATCCTGTGACTATCCGCGAGTTGATAGACGACGGCTACCTCGCCACGCCAACGACGTACAGCGTGCCAGTAGATTTGACAGGAGTGCGAACCTACAACGGCGACTACGACGCGGCGCAACTGGGGGCGGCGTACAGCAAGCAGAAGGTCTTTCGCGGAGTGATAACGAACTACCTCCTTTACTGCACTGGCAAGAAGGCGCTGGCATTTGCGCCAAGTATTGCGTCGAGCAAAGAGCTATGCGACGAACTGCAAAGCGCAGGATTGCCAGCGAGGCACTTGGATAGCACGATGAAGCCTGATGAACGACAGGAGGTGTTGGCGTGGTTTAAGGCAAGTGCAAACGGCATCCTGTGCAACTGCGGCATCTTAACAACTGGCTTCGACGATCCGAATGTTGAAGTCGTAATCCTCTACCGTGCGACAAAGTCACTGCCGCTATACCTTCAGATGTGCGGCAGGGGTAGCCGAGTGACGCCGACAAAGAAGGAGTTCACCATACTGGACTTCGGCAACAATAGGGAGCAGCACAAGGCGTGGGAGTTTGACCGCGTTTGGAAGCTGGAGAAAAAAGCTAAGAAAAGCAAAGGCGTCGCGCCGCAGAAGAACTGCCGGAAGTGCGGGTACATCATGCTATCCGCATTGGCAGAATGTCCTGCGTGCGGCTACGTCGCGCCAGTCAAAGTCGGTGAGATGGGTGAGGAAGTCATATTGCAAATCAACGGAAGCTACACACCAATCGACTACCGCAACATGGCAAAACAGGCAACATTGGAAGAGGTGGCGGCATTGATTAAGCTAAAGAAAATCAAGCTACACTGGGTGTTGCACAACATCATCAAGGACAAACAAACCGCAAAGAAATTGCTAAATTTGTGCGGATACCGCATGGGGTACTTTTTCTTTTTGCAGGAACTCAAAAACGATCACGGCCAACCACTATTCAAATGTCTTCAGAATTCAGACTACAATCCCAGTGCTTCGTCTATCACTGGAACAACTACCAAGCAGAGCGCGGATTACTCTTTGCGGTGAACAACAACAGCAACAACAGCTATCAAGGCGCAGTCATGAAGGGCATGGGCGTTGTCGCTGGCGTCGCTGACATGCTTTACCTGTCGCCGTCAGGGATGATAGCGCTGGAGTTTAAGACCGAAACAGGGCGGCAAAACGTGGCGCAGAAGATTTGGCAGATGCAGATCGAAGCGGCAGGCTACAAGTACCACATCGTCCGATCACTGGATGATTTTCTCAAAGCAATCAACAAACCAACCACCACCAATGAATAGACAAAAGGAATTCTACTACTACGCCGAACAGGTGACAAAGCGCACCGGCGTTGGCCTGCGTCAGATGCAGAGCCAAGACCGTCACCGCGAAGTCGCCGAAGCGCGATACTGCCTCATGCACTTGATGCGCAGTAAAATGCAAATGACGCTGATGGAGATAGCCAAGCTGATGCGCCGCCATTACTCGACAGTACACCACGGCTTGGAGGTCATCTACATTCTGCAGGTGACCATGAACAAGTACATGTGGCTGAAAGAAATTAAGCGCTACGAACCGCACAACGTCAGACCAAAAGATACTATGTATATTTGCGACCAATGTGGAGGCACGCACGATCATACTAACGCTGTACACCAGCGGCAAGCTGCGGCAGATAGCGAGGCAGCTTGCTACGCCTGACCTTGCGCCTGACCTCGAACATGAACTCGTCATCCGCTTATATGAAAAGCCAGCCGATAAAATCGAAGCCATGCACGCCGGAGGCTACCTCAACTTCTACATCGTGCGCATGGCTATCAACCTTTACCGAAGTCGTAACTCTAAATTTCAACGCGACTTCCGACACAATGAACTGCGCGAGGAAATCGCCGATCAGCAGCTGGAGGCAGCTGATGAGCCGTATGACGAAAGGCCTGATGCGATATTTAACCGGGCGCTCGAAGTCATGGATAGCTGGGCAAAAGCCGGTGCCTACCCATACGACAAACAGTTATTCCTCCTGTGGCTTGAACTGGGCAACAAGAAACTCATCGAGCGCCACACCAAGATACCTTGGCGATCAATTTCGTACACGATCAACAACTGCAAACAACGACTAAAACATGAACTTGGACCTGATTACTATCTTGCTTTTGGCCACTATGACTTCCTTGGCGATGAACCGCTATAACGTGCTGCCAATGTGGTACTACCGCTACGCAAGGTGCAAGCCGCTGACCTGCCTGACCTGCCTTGCGTTTTGGTGGGGCGTAGTTCTGACCGTCGCAGCCTCCAACCTGCACTGGCTGCTTGCCATACCTGTCGGCCTATCCGCTGCCGGGTTGACGGTGCTGACTATTAAACTTTCGGAGAAATGACACTTGACGAAGCAATGCAGGTGCTTTCGGTGAAGCACAAGCTTGACAACTACTATGCATCGCAGACCATATCGCTATCACCGGGCGAAGTGTCGATGCTGGAGAACGTCGCCAACGCCAACGGCTACGGACGGACCAACTGGTGGTGTGGATCGTGCGCCGTTTCGCGATTGCAGGAGATGATGGCTGATGCAATGGACGCACGCGCACGATTATCGGTTGAATGATATTTACTACTATGCCACTACCTACACCACGCAAATCAGAGAGCAAAACGGACTTCATCCAGCGATGCATGGGCGATGACAAAATCGCCAGCGAGTTCCCCAGCCAGCAGCAGCGCTACCTTGTTTGCGCGAGGCAGTGGGAGGCAGACCGCAGCGCCTTTGCTGATACCTACGCAGACTACGGCGAGGGGGTGCGCAACAACGCCAAGCGCGGCATCGAACTAAACGAGCGCAATGGCAACAAATGTGCAACCCAAACTGGCAAGGTCAGAGCGCGGCAATTAGCATCAGGTGAAGGCATCAGTTTGGAAACAATCAAGCGAATGCATAGCTACCTATCGCGCGCAGAGACGTACTACGACAACGCAGACAGCACCAGCGACTGCGGATACATCAGCTACCTGCTTTGGGGCGGCAAGGCGGC